AGGCGGAAGTATACGAAATCCTTTTCAGGGTCGAGATTGAACCTCGCGACAGCGCGGTCTCGTGCTTCGTGGGCCGCTTTGCGTGTGAAGGCAAAGTACCCAATGTCGTTCGGGGACATGCCGCCCGATAGCAGGGCGTCTACTTGGTTCAGCAGCGTGGTTGTTTTCCCCGTACCCGGAGGACCAAAATATCTAAACATCTTCCGGGTCGCTTGGTTTTTCGTCGGGCAAGGAAGTCTGCCAGTCTCCTTTTTTCCAAAACAGGGCAAACTCGCAACCCAGGGTGTCCAAGAGTTTTTCAACCTTGAAGATCGACATTTCACGGGTGCTCCCCGTGTTCTCGTACTCCGCGATAGTACGCTGCGGGATTGAGGACTTCGCCGCCAACTGTTTTTGCGTCAGCCCTGCCTCTATACGCAGGTCTTTAAGAAGATGCCTCCATGGTGTGGGCTGGAAAAGGTAATGTTTTGGCTGGGAAAGGTATGTATTCATTAGAAAGGGACCTCATCGTCATCTGCGAAGCGGCTCTCGAAAGCCTCTTCTATTTTTGCGAACGCTGGCACGGACCAGCAACGAACCGTGCGGCCCTTGATTCTGAATTGCTCCGCCCTTCCGTCTATCTCGCGCAGGCGTTGGGCTATCTTGTTTGATTTGTATTCAAAGAATTTGCTGCGCTTCAGGAACGCTTCAAAATCTTTCAGACGGAAGTATGTGCGCCCCTCTTCTTCATCGGTCCACGGGCGGCGAAGAAGTATCTCTTCCCGGTCCATGGCGGATTGCATGTGCGTCGAGAACTCTTCCAGCAGGTCGTAGAACTGACCCCGCAGACTCGTGTCGTCGGATGTCGTGATGACGGCACCTTCTGTATCCAGCATTGTGCCCAGAAGCATGTTTATTAAAGTTTCCCATGCCTGCTTGGACATGGTGCGCGGCATAAAATTTATCTGCTCCATGCAGAGCATCTGGAAGCGCGGCTGCTTCTGTAGGCCCTCGGTGTCCAGTTCGACGGGGTTTCCGTTCACGTCAAGAAACCAGAGCGGCGGTTCACTGTCGTACTTTCTCAGGTTGGCGACACTGGGTGTATTTGCGCCGCCCCCCACGCCGTGCTTTCGGCTCCGGCATAGGTCCTTGTTACAGAAGTTGCAGATGGGCTGGTCAGCGCATTTGTACTGGTAGTCTTTTTTCTTAACCTGATCCGCGACGACGTTGACCTCGTTAAGGTCTAGCGGCGGTTCCATGATCTGCTGGTTGTATTCAAGGATCTTCTTTTCCCAGTCATCCGGGTGGGCCTTCCGCAGGTATACGCCTATGTTAAAGAGGCCGTTGTTCCGTGTGCCTTGGGGAAAGCCCTGACGTAAAAGCGCCTGTAGACAGGGTGGTCCGTCCTTTAGCTTCTGGTCTACGTCTGATGATTCTTTTGTAAGGAGCGCGTCAAGTTGCTCCTCGGTGATCGCAGCGGCCTCGGCATATGTCAGGAACTCTTCGAGGGACGCGGCGCTGCCATCATCTTTGATTGCGTAACGCAGTCCGTCTTTCTGATTGAAGTAGGGAAGGTTCAGAAAGTTTCCGTTATCGCCTCTTTCCAGAACCAGCTTGATCTGTTTTGGGAAAATTTCGCAGCCGCCAAACCCAATCTCGGAAGCCACCTCCTTCAGCTTGAGTTGCAGCTTTTCGGCGTCAACAAAATCTTGCAAAAACAGGTACAGGTGAGCGCCCCCCGATTTGCTTCGGCAAACAACCAGGGGCAGGTCCAGTTCATCAAGCTTCTTTATTATCGCGGCATGGTCAAGCGGGTACTGATCTATATCTATCGCACCCCAGATACAGACGTTGTCCTCGTTAATCGGCACAACGCCAATCGACATTTCTCCATTAAGGTGAGATGCGTAAGTGGCGCTGGTCCGTGGTTCGTGGACAAATTTATACTTTCCCCTTTGCTTGCCGTTCGCGTCTTTCCCCGCTAGGTCAACGGCTCCATAAGCCCTGTTCAATCCGCGAAAGAGCTTCGCGAAATGTTCAATTTCACGTTTCATTTAAAAAAGTAGGGGGAGGCGGAGTCAGGAACCTCCCCCTATCCCAACTAGAACGGGGTGTCTTCGTCAGAGGTTTCTTTGTCTTCCTCTCTGACGTGCTTGACGTTTACCTGACCCGCTTGGATCGATTCGGCAAACAACTTTGCCTCTGCGTAAACGTTGGGGTCTTTAACCACGTCGTCCTTGCTAATCTGCCAGCCGTGCCAAGAACCATTCTTGTTTTCCTCGGAGACCGTCTCCATCTTCCAGATGTGCGAAAAGCGAGGGGGCGTAAACAGGTTGCCCTTGCTATCCTTCATCTTTAACGACCTCATCGCCGAGTTCCACTGCTTCGACTTCTTGAACTGCGTGGACTTCATAGGCAGGAGTGCCTGTTGCGTCACGCCGTCTTCGTCAATAACGAGGACGTAATGCTGCGCGGTGCGTTCAAGATAGCGACCGCTGCCGCCGACAACGTAGTCCTTATTGTCGTCGCCCCTTTCGGTTTGGGGTATCTCGTCCCCCGCGCCGTAGATGGCATGAGGTGCTCCCGTTCCGGTGCCCCTTGGCTCCCATTCGATGTACTGGAGATTGTACGCGCAGTTGATGACGCAAACGCCGTCGCCGCCCTTAACAACCTCCTTGGTCACGGTGTTGTAGATATCACCGGCCTTTGCGTTATCCAGATCGTCCAACTCGTCAGACATCTTCTGTAACACTTTTAAAAACGGGATCGCGAGATCCTCAGAACCCAGATCATTGACGCCTACGCCTGCGTCAGCCGCAAACATGCTCTCTTCCATAACCGCCACTGCGGTTTTCTTGCCGTTCTTCTTCGCTACTGCTGTAGCCATCTTACTTGCTCCTCTTGATCGTTGCTCGTTGCGAGATGAAAGCCCCGAATAAATCCAGCGGGACGGGGTCCCCCGCTTCTACCCGCTCGCGTAGCCAAGCTCTGAGCGTCATCGGCTCAACCTTTTCAAGCTGCGAGGGGGTAAATCCTTGTAATCCACAGAGATCAACAAACTCTTTTGCCGTCTCGTCCTCACCGCGACCAAATGTGACGGTCACGTTGTTCTTGACGAGATCACCAAACTCATGGTCGCGCAGCCATTGGAACGCCTCTTCTTTACGGTCCTTTGGAATGCTGGCGGCGTATATCGGCTTAACAGCAATCTCTGAGCCGTCGGTCAAGGTAAACTTTTGGAGACCCATGACCTCCAGGGCTTCCGGCAACTGCTCGTCCGTGATTTTGTAAAGAGCAGCCTTAGTCTTTTTCATCAACTGCTCGGCGTCCGCGAGCTTTTGCTCTAGCGCGGCTGCTTCGTTTGCCAGACGCGAAACAGCGTCGAGCTTACCTTCTTCTAGATGATCTATTTTATCGGAGGTTGCTCCAGAGTCTGAAGCCATTTCGGAGAGTAGGTCATTCATGTTGTTTTGCTCCTGCACAATGAATCGGCGGTTGACTGAACCGTCAGAAACCCTTATATGGGTATTTACAGGTAGATGCAAGAGAAATCTTAATGACCAGATTCGATTTTAAGACCGAACCTTACGAGCACCAGCGCGAAGCCTTTGACGGCAGCGCGAATAAAAAGAACTTTGCACTTCTGATGGACATGGGCACGGGCAAAACAAAAGTTTGCATAGACACACTCGCGCATAACTTTGAAGGAAAGAAGGTTGACTTTGCGGTCATCGTAGCACCCAAAGGTGTGATCGCCAACTGGATAGCTGAAATAGAAGCACATCTTCCCGAACGCATAGAGCGAGAGGTTGTGCTTTGGAAGCCCAGTCTGACAAAAACAAAGCGCGAAGAACTGAAGACCCTTGCAGAGCCTAGCTTCAAGCTGAAATTTTTGCTGATGAACATAGAGGCGTTTAGTACGAAGAAGGGTGTCGATGTCGCGGACTTCTTCGTTAAGAAGTTCAAGGTTTTCATGGCAGTGGACGAATCAACCACTATCAAGAACCGGCAGGCGAAGCGGACCAAGTCTATATGCACCGTGGGCCGTGCTGCGGTAATGCGGCGGATTCTGACGGGGTCCCCGGTAACGAAATCGCCCATGGACCTCTTTAGCCAGATGGATTTTCTAAGCCCCAAGATACTTGGCTTTAAGAGCTACTATGCGTTCCAAGGCCGCTACGCCGTGGTACAGCGCCGGAGCATGGGAGCGCACTCTTTCAACCACATTGTCGGTTTCCAGCGACTGGAGGAGCTTACCGAAACGCTGGACAGGCACTCCTTCCGGGTTCGTAAGGAAGACTGCCTCGACCTACCCGACAAGGTGTATATGAAGCGCGAGGTAGAGCTAACCAAAGAACAATCTGACGCTTATGTGCAGATGAAGAATCTGGCGCTAGCTCGGTTGGACAGTGGTGACTTGTCCACCACGCAGAATGTTTTGACGCAGATCATGCGTCTTCAGCAGATATGTCTGGGTAGCCTGACGGACGACGACGGGGAAGTTCACTTCCTGAAATCCAACCGCCAGTCTGAACTGATGGATATCTGTGACGAGATACAGGGTAAGGCAATCATATGGGCGACCTGGACGCAGGATATTCGCTCCATAGCCGAGGCCCTGCGCGACCGCTTCAGCGTACCAGCGGTCGCTACGCTCCACGGTGAAACCCCTGACTCAGATCGCCAACAGATCGTGGAATCCTTCCAAGATCGGCAATCGGAGTTACGTTTCATCGTGGGGCACCCTAAAACCGGAGGTTTTGGATTGACTCTCACAGCGGCTAACACTGTAGTCTACTTCAGTAATAGCTATGACCTGGAGTTGCGGATGCAGAGTGAAGATCGTGCACATAGGATTGGTCAGAAGAACAAGGTAACTTACATCGACCTGATTTCTCCTGGAACCATAGACGAGAAGATTGTCGATGCGCTCCGAGGTAAGATTAAGATTGCGGATACCATTTTGAGAGAGGAGGCTAGGAAATGGCTGAGTTAGCGGGCTGGGCTACTTTTCCGGGTTTGGCAGGGCACGGGTTTAGAAAATACTGGCTGCTGATAACAACCTATTTCAAACCTTCCTCCTGGGGGGCAGCCTCTGTGGTTGCGCCAGCCAAGGTAATCTCTAAGGCTGCGCCAGCCACAGAAGAAGACGAATACGGGGAATTTTATTTTCGCCATACCATACTAGATCAACTCGGCAGGTATTTTGTCATCCTCAAGCGCATGAAGCACGGGGACAAAGAGGCATATGACTTATACTCACGACTCGGCGCATATATATTACCGGAGAGGTCGAACGGATTCGGAGAGTATGAACGCGAGGTTTTAGAACCACGATGGCTTGAACTTCGCCCTTCCTTTGGAATGGTGTTGTACGGCAGTCGCTCCCAAGAGGTGAAGATAGATAAGGAAAAGAAATTCTACGTTCCTTTTGCGGTTTATTTTAATAAATACCGCTCGGCTAGAGCGCCGACTACTGTGCAGCCTGTCAACAGCGGGGATGTCTATTGTTGCACCGTATACTGGGACACGTTTCACGGATCAAGGGACGGTGGCGCTCCGACTGAATTTGCCCTTAATGTTTCTCCTAGCGGAGAGGTCCATATACTAAAGGTTCTTGAAAATAAAAACATTAAAGTCCGGGCCCC